CTATGTGTACTATCGAAAAGGGATGTTACTGTGATATTTCCATCGAATAACTTTTCATAAATCATCTCTGTAACGTCTAAACCGAAACTAATAGAGGGGTGCAGAGCGCCTACTTGCACTCCCTTTTTAAACCTGAGTACACTCATGCTACTTTCCTAGCTTGAAGAAATACTCCCTCACCTTCATATCCGTCTACAACTATTGCTCTAATCCTAGTGGGTCCGACTATTTCAAACTCACCGTCTGGTTGAGCATAGCATTTTGTTGATTCGTAAATGTGCAAATCGAAATCTGGAGACGGCTCGACTAACCATTTTCCTTCCTCCAGATGTACCCAAGGACCTTCAAATGAAGCCAAGCCTCCGACTATTAAGGCTTTTGTTTTCATTTTATCGCTCCTCTATCGACTAGAAGTTATCTTCGGTTGTTGAATACAACACGGCAACTTGCCCAATTCCCTCATCCAAACTACCACCAACAGAAGTAATAGTTAGAAAAATTCCAACATCTTGAGGGCCAACGTCTGCAAGAGCTTCTGCTTGACCTTCGTCAACAGTAAACACAGCCCTTCCGCTGACTTGCATATCTGGAACATTACCAAAAAGATTATCCGAAACTCCCTCAACACCAATCGCTAGTGCATCAGAAGTTGCAGAGTTCCAAGGCTCAGGAAAATCCACAATAATATCAATAATCTTATGGTTTGCCGGAATCTCGATTCCTGATTGAAAAGAGCCAGTTTGTGTGAAAAGAATCTCTGCCGTTTTTACGGCTACTATGGCTCCAGGTGAAACGCTGCCGGAACCAATATGAGACTTACCCATCTTTGGCCCCCTTTAGGCTGCGTTAGATCCGATCCAACCACGCGGATCATAGTGGTAAACAAGGAATCTCTGCCTAGAAGCAAAGAAAGCAGAGCGAGTCGAATCTTCAAACCAATCTGGGAACTGAGGACGCACTTTGAACAAGAAATGTGCATCGTGAACTTTGGTATCTCTAGCAAACCAATCAGATCCAGACTGATCTTTGTAGTGAGACACAGTAAATCCAAGCTGCCTCTTACTGCGTGTTGCATTGATATTTCTATCAGCAGTAAAGGGCTCATCGGAGTTCATTGTAAGCTGTCTCGCTACCCACTCTTCAGCAATATTGATAAAGAGGTGGTCGATACGAACCGGAATCGGCTCGTTTACATGGTCTACAGTTTGCTCTCCCAACTCGAAAGCTGCTTGAAGTCCAGTCACACCAAGCTGAAGATTTCCAGCAATTTGATTTGACCACGTTGCAGCAGAACCAATGAGTTCGTGATCCAGAGCAATTAGAGATTCTCCAGCGAAGCCAGTGAAAAGCAATCCATCAAAGGCATCGTCCAGCCAATCTCCAGCCTCATGCTCTTGGGAAAGTCTGGTGGAGCGAGCCAACCACATCGCAGACTGATTCGCTCTATTATACAGATCATCTTCCATAAGCTCCTGGGAAATCGAAATTCCAAGACCAAACTGAGTATCTGTATAAACGATCTTATCAGAAAGTTCTGTGTCAACAATAGTAAATGCTTCACCTTCTGCCATCTGTACTTGCCTTGGCAGACCAGAAATAGTAACTGCTTCTACTTCTGCGCGATCCATTGTTCCAGTACGAAGGATTCTGGAATACTCTTCCTCGAAATCCATATAGGAATCTCGGAAGTCTCTCCTAAGTCCTGGGCGCAATAGATGATTAAAAGCGCCGCGTACTAGCATAATTTTGCCCCCTTATACCGAAACGGCGCTAGCGAGGAATTTGAATAGAACTGTGTCTATTTCAGGATATGCTCTTGTAACGGTGAGCACTACATCGCCAGTGTCGGCTTGATCTACAAACCATTCACCGCCAACTTCCAGAACACCGTACTCAACACCCTCATCAGCAGAACTTGGAGAAACGACAGAACCACCATTGGTAAGCTGTCCCCAAAATTCTTGATCGTGATTTGCTATCTCGATAAGAACTCTGGTTCCAAATGCTGTACTTCCTTTTCCAGCAGGAACGCCAGCGTCCACTCCGAATAATGCTACTCCAACGATTCCAACGACAACTGCGCCGCCAGCAAATTCTTCGATAAAGTTTGGAGTTGCATCACGTTGAACGGGAGCACCCGCTGAAAATGTAGCAGTAGCTTCAATATCAAACTCTGCTATTTCCGGTGGGCCAGAAGCCCGCCTTGCGGTTTGGAACCTTTGCAGGCCCATAGTGAAATCTCCCTACAGTTGAATGACGGGGACTAATGGATCTGCTCCCATTATTGTATCCCCTTGAGATGGTTTCCTTTCTTTTGACTTTCTAACTTTCCTCCTTTCGGCTAGTCTGTCAGCCCTAGCGAGTCTAGTGCCAACATAAACTTCCTCTGGAATTACCATAAGGATTAGATCGCCTAATCGTGTACATCCGTCGGCTCCTCCAGTCGCACTTTCCAACTTAGCTTTCTCGTCTACGAAAACTTCCCACTTGAGAGCTTTTGCGCGAGAAATATCCAAATCATTATCTCGCTTAAACTCCCCTATCATCCCATCGGGAACATACTCTAAGATACGACTAACAGTATCTATAACTCTCCCTCGGGATAGAACTTGTGATGCAACGGCTTTTGCATCTTGAATCTTTCTGAGCTTTTCAACGACTTGTTCATCTGAAAGATGACTTGTTCTGATTCCATATTTATTTAGAAACTTATGTGCTGCCTCTAATTGAGATTCAGTATACTGAATTGCAGCAACTTTAATCTCTTCTTCTATAGTACCTACTTCCAAACCTAGATCATCTTCAATTACTTCATCAGTAATTTCAAAAGGATCTGCTAGGACTGGTTCTGGAGTATCATCAGGTTCCACAGGAATATCTCCAGGCCCCTCTACATCTTCATCTTCTTCTAGGTTTTTATTTGAACTCATAGGTTGGTCAATAGTTTCTCTATGAATCGTTGTGGGTTCTTCTTCTGGCTCAGTAGAGGGATAAACTTCTGCTAGTTCTGGTTCCTCTACGGCTTCTTCCTGTGTAGATTCTTCCTCGTGATTTGGTGTGATTTCTATATCGGTCATTATTCTTTAGCCTCTTGTAGAACTTGAGTTTCGTCTATCTCTAGCCATGCAAGATATTCCTCATCGGTCTTAAATCCCTGCAACTTAGCAACTTCTCTTTCACTTTCTGTAAGTTCTCTGGATGGACCCTTTTCACTTTCACTAGCAACAGGGTGACTAGATGGAGCGTGTTGGGGTGGAGGAGTTCTTCTATTTTCCTCCGCAGGAGTAGCTGCCGCCGTAGGCGTTTCTAAGTTTCCAACTGTTTTAGAGTGAAGTCCTATAGCAGTATGGTAAAGCATATCTAGTAAAGCCTCATCTGGTTCAGCAATACCCATTCTCGATAAGAGAGTTTCTACCAAAGGTTTGTACTCAGCAAAATCAGCATGACGGCTAGACATAATAGACCAAGCAGAAGTAACTTTATTAGCTTGTAGATCATCTCTGAATGGCTTGATGGTTTCTTCCATCTGTTCTTGAATCATAGCCTTTATTTCTTTTGCTGGATCTTCCCAAAACTGTGTAGCAGTAGGAGGTACATCTGGAGCCGCTGCTGGAGGAGCCTCCGTTGAAGCATTTAATCTTCTTTGAGATTCGCTTAGAGCTGCCCCTTGTTCTTTTACTGTAGAGTTTAGTAAAGCTAATCTGTCTGCAATATCCTGTTCTGACATTCCCTCCAAAGCTGGATTACTGAATGGACTCTCAGTACCCGTTGGGGCTTCTGGCGAGATCACTTCTGTAACTTTCGTCTCCTCCGGCTTCTTTTCCTCTGCCGGGATGTCTAGCTCTGGAATGGACGAACTCTTTTCTTCCTCTTTCTTGTCCCAAGGCATCTTCATGATTGGTCCCCTTTCGACTAGAGATCCGAGAAATTAGGTCAAGAGCTTGCCCAAAGCCCTCTTCGATTTTTACTTTCGCAAAAGCTTCGTTCGGATCTGAAGCATTTTTTGAAAGAAGGCTAACTTGATGTTCCTCAAAAATACGTCTGAGAATTTCCCATCCAGGTTTAAGGAGCAAGTCTGTTAACTGGTTGAGTTCCTGCTCCGACAGGTTGGTTAGCAGGTCCTCCCCCGGTTTCCGCTCCCGGTGCTCCAGTTCCGTTAGTGGGTTGCTGCTGGTTGCTTGCTGCATTTGGATTTTCCTCGACTAAAGAGAATCTGTCTGAATCTGTAATATTGAATGTATCCAACAATCTACGCATGGCTTCATCAGACGCTATTAGAGCTTTCTGAGCAATCTGCTGGAATACCTGTGGATCACCTAATAGCTGTGCAAACTCTGCAACACTTCTATAGTAATTAGTGATAAGCTGGAATAGGGACATCCACTGTTGCTGTTCAACCTCACGATTCGTAGCAGAATCAGTAACCGTCAACTCAACTACAGCCCCTCTACGAACTAATATCCCAGGCATACTTAAAATCTGTTCTACAAATATTCCATCTTCACCTAGAACAAGCCAGTGGACATTTTGATTTCCGAACATTTGATAGTTAGAAACAACATCCGTTCCAATCAGAGAAAGCCACCTTTTAATATTCTTCATTACTAGGTCGAATTTCTTATTTCCTTCGGCCAATCTGGTAAGGTCTGAGGTTGCTGTGCCAGGAGTTCCCTCTTGAGGAATACCCAATACAACTTCATTAACTCCTGTTCTTTTCTCGAACCACCTGACAAGGCTTTCTTCATTATTATATGCGGAAGGATAGACTTCTGAGAGCTTAAACTCTCTAATGTCCTTGCTTGGATCGTCAACAAACCACATTTTTCCAGGGAATATGGGTTCTTTGGGTCCGTATCCCATTCCTTTTCTAAGTACAATCTGAGCCATATTTGCAAGGGTGGCATTATCTAGCCTTTGCCTATGGATCGTGGTGACTTCTTCTTGGAATTGTTCAGTAGTTTTGCATAGACCAATCCCAGGCCATATACCTTCAACATTAATAAAGTTACAAATACGATAAGGACGGTGTAGATCGTCATACCAATTATAACGTATTGAAAGAAATCGCCTACTTTCTTTATGGTAGTCAAAAATGATTTCTTCATTGTACCCATCTTTATTTACATCAAACGAACACCACATTTCATAAACTTCAAACTCCTCTGTCCACATAGGCTCAGTGTTTGCAAGTCGATCTACTGCGCGTGTAAGTTTATCCCCATCATTAGGTTCAGAAGAATGCTGCCTATGCTGCCAAAATTCTTTAACTTCTTCAACTTCTTCTTTCCTCATCCTACCATCTTGAGCAAATCTTTTTAACTGGCCCCAGGAAAAGTTATGCTTCTCCCCTACCAATGGAGCAGTTTGAGGATCAAGTTCTGCAAACCTCATAAAGAAATTTGCTAAAGGCACTCTTCCCGTTGTCGGCCCATTCTTTACCGTTACAAAGAAATCTTGTTCTATGCCACCAACCATCCTCTTACTTTTCTTAGTCAGCTTCTCGTAACCAGATTTTCCAATACAGGTTCCAAGTTTAACTAACTCTGTAGTAGCTTCATTACAAAAGTCAAAGAGATCGAGAGTTTCTGCATTCTCTACTTCAGACTGAAGATACTTTTGGAAAGGCTTGGCTGCTGCAATCCACTCTTTCGATTTAGGTCTGATACTCCAGAAAGGTTCTACAGAAAACAATGTGTTCATAATCCTAGCTTGAAATGCTTCTACAGCAATCGCAGCTAGTGGAATGACAACATTCGCAGACTTTTTGAATGGAAAATTCTTAATCTTCTGTAGAGGAGTAGCCCAATAAAGCCTCTGCCAAGCAATCCAATCATCTAACAAATCCTGCCTTTCTAGGTTAAAATCCTCAATTTCAGATTCTACCCACAACCTAAGATCCTCTTCAACATCATCATCCAACTTAATCATCCGAGGCCAGTTTCCCTTTAAACCTGCATCATCAAAGGAAACATCGTCTGGCCCTTGGACACTAGCTTCCCCTTTAAAAGCTGCATCATAAAGTAGAGAGTTCGACACAGTTAACTCCCGAACAGAAGGTCAAACAGAGGTCTTAGATCCTTGACCTTGATTTTAAATCCCAAAAACCAAATCTTTACAGAAACAATCTCTGTATTTTTATGATTGTTAAACCAGACCCAAAAAAGTCTTTTAGATGAATCTGGAAGATCCAAATTAGCTTCGAGATTCTTATTGAACTTCAATTTTAGAAAAGCCATTTTAGTATCCTGTGAGGGCAGAACGATCATTCATAATGTCGTCTACGATAGCTTTCTGATGATCCAATTCATTCTGACTTAAACCTTTCTGCCAAAACTCAGGACCTTGAGCCAAAGCATCTAGGAGATGGTAGCCTTTTCCCATTGGAAACTGTTCGTATTCATCGCGAAAATCGTGCATCTGCTCATGGCAGTATACTTGTCCCGCAGAGAATAGATGAGATAGACCTCTAACTCTAGCTGGCTTTGACCGTTGGTTTCCAGGTTTATAGGGGCGGATTGGAGGAAAAACTCCCATTTGAGTGCTTTTCTCTTCAATCCAATACTTATAAATAGCCGAGAAATTAACCTCTTCAATCGTGATGGCTCTTGGGGTATACTTAAAGTGAAGTCTAAATAAGGTGTCAACATAAGCTGGAGGTAGAAGCCTCTTTTTAATTGTTTCCAGTATGAAGATATTGAATCTGAAATCCACACCCACAACCATAATGCCAGTTTCGTCAGCACCAGGAGTTTCACCCATAGAAGGATCTGTCAGAACAACTATGTCCAATTCATTCTGAGTCCTTCTAAAACTTCCATCCCCTGTAAATACTACAATGTTATCTCTGTTATCTGTGTTGTAGAATTTTAGTTTCCAAGGAAATTCATTCAGTCCACTCTCTTGAGGATTGTTTGCATACTGAGCAGCCCAAACAAGTCTGTTCTTTCTGAGAACCGCTAACCTCTTTAAAGAGAACTGCTCTGAGAAAACTGGAACTTCATTTTCAATAGCCCCACGAGCATAGACATGAAGCATTCCACCCTTAAACTTCTCAATCTCTTTTTCCCCAATACAGTTTAGAACAGAATTTTCTACATCAATTCCATACCTTTCCATCGCGTGAGAATATGTATCAGAGTATGCCCATCTAGTTCCTGTTAAATCAAACCCATCAATCTCAAGAGAACTAGCGCCAAGCAAAGATAGAATATTATCGAACCAATTAAGGTTCGTGCGCATAATTGTTTCAGAATCTCTGGCTTTTTCTCCGATAATGTCATCTAGCTTTAGCCAGTGAAAGTGTCCACCTTGAGCAGCACCACCAGCACCGATGGTATTGAAAGTAGCTTCTTTAGGATACTCTGTACGAGGAAGTTCAAGTTGCCACTTGTTGATTCTTTGTACATTTTTAGATGGAATCAATTCTGGATATAGTGCAAGCATTCCAGGTTTGCGTGTAAAGCCAGCAGCAATTTCATATAGAAAATCGGCAGCTCTTTCTCTAACTTCGTGAGATATGAGAATGCAAACATTTGGTCCCAAACAGTATGGATGTTCTTGAATCCCTGCATCATTCGGCAGAGCCATCTGAATACTTTCTGAAATTGTACTCAGTGTAGATTTGTAATGACCTCTAGGAAGTAGTTCCATCCTGTATTGAGCATTACGAGTCTGTGCCATCCATCCTGTTAAATGTCCGTGAAACTTAGGACTTAGTTCTGTATACTCTAAAGGTCCTCTAGCAAGAAAGAAAAGATCATTCTTACATTTCCTTCTGAGCATAGCTATATCATCAGAAGTCCAATCTCTAGCTTTTTCCTCAGCTTCTTTTCTAGCAAGCTTAATGCTATCAGGGTCAAACAGATCCCCAAATTCGCCCATATCTACGTTTTCAATCATGTAGTTACTAGCTCAAATTCACTCTCTTGAACTTCAACTTCTTCTTCATCGGGTTCTACTACCGCTTCTTCTATAGCAGCAATAGCTTCTTCCCTAAGTCTATCAGCTTTATTAGACTCTTCCAAAGCTTTTACAAGTCTCACAGACAATGCAGGATCTATAGGAGATTGCCTACCTTGTTCCTTAGCTCCAGCTTCCATACCATTCAAAATTCCAGCACCTCTAAGGAAATTTAAACTCAGAGTATCTTGATGTTTCTTTGCATCTTCACCAAGTAGGAAATCCTCATGCCTAATAGTTTCTCCAATTCTCTTTAGAGCTTCCTTAGACAAATCAATTATCTCACCTTCAACTTCCTCAACCATTCTCCTACGGAGTCTCTCTACAGATTCAGCTATAACAAGCTTTGCTTTAGGATCTCCAAGAATCTGGGAAACTCTGACTTTAGAATATCCAGACTGTATTGCAATATCCTCTACGGGCCAACCAGCCATTCGCATTTGCACGACGGCCTCATGTTTCATTGACCAGTTTTTTATGAGCTTTGTAGGCATTATGTTATATCTGTAGGTCTAGTATATCTTCCAGCAATATCTGTAATCCTTCCACCAAGACTTGCTATGAAAGGTATAAAACTAAGTACCGAAAGTCCAACTGCAACTGCATTTAGAGCTACAAAAGTTATATTACCAAAAACTGTTATCATTGATGCAACACCTACTGCCGTAGCTGATATAGCTTGTTTGGGAGCAGGTTCTCTAATTGCAACTAAAGCTCTTTCGTGCATTGTTCTAAGTTGAATAGTATTAGCTCTCCAAAAAGCTGTAATATCTGGATCAGTGTTAGAGAAAGGTTCTATGACAGCGGCTACTTGAGCCCACTCTTTATCTACAGAAGCTCCCCAAGCCATTGTTACACTTCCACCAAAACTTGATCTATGATGTCCCAAAACTAAATCATCATCTGTATTACAAGACGCTTCAAATCTTTTTGTTCCACCTGTGGGAGAATGAGGGCCAACAGTATCTCTTGAAGCTACACCATCCAAAACTAAATCGCCAAGTTTAGCTGACACAGGTCCACTGTTAGGAGATCCAGTTCCAGTAGCAGTAACTAGATTTCTAGCGGATCTTTGTTTAACACGAGCATAACCCTCAACACCAACTGAAATTCCCTGAGCAATCGCCATTGTAACTCTAATAGGTTTTTGCCCAGAAACAGGACTGAGTAATTCAAATACATCTACTCTTGCATCAGTACCATTACTGACAGTTCCAACAAGAGTCATAGCTTGATTAGTTCCACCCTGATCCCAAATAACAGAAGTAATAGGTTCGGCTGAATTACCTTGAGAAACTACTACCCACAAATATCTATTTAGTAATGTACTAAGAGTTACTCCATGAGCCGCACCAGGAATATCGTGAACCGTAGCAGAAGCAGAACAAGCTGACCCATCAGCATCAGCAGCAATTGATTCTATTGGAAGAGGCGCTGGAGTTGTAACTAATCCTCCTGTAAATATAGCTATAGGTGTATTGTCAATAGAATTTTCATGTTCAAAAGTTCTTTCGCCATCAACCATCGGCGCATTATCTTCGGTGATAAAGTAAGTTGTTCTTGCACGAAGAATAATAGATCCATAGAAATCATAACTAGAGAATAACGCAAAATACTCTGTAGGACAATTTGGAGAAAGAGTCATTCCATCAATTAATTCATCAACATCTGCTATAGAAGAAGTATCATCAGCAACGGACGTAGCATCAAAAAGATCCCCTGGTTTTGTTTTTATTAAATTCATACGGCTTGCATAAGCGGTCGTAATCCCACCGCCAGCAACCCTTTCCCACACAACTCTTACAATTTGATTATCTAGTGGACTAACTCTGGCACATATCATCAGACACATTTTTGTGTCAGGAGAAGAACCTTCGTTTGAGGATCGTCTAGCTGTGTGAGGAACTAGAACTCCATCAACTGTTACCCTAAGTTCTACAATATTATCTGCAACTCCATCTATAGAAGTTGTGAATAAAAGGAAATAATCTCCACCACCAGTAGGTCCTACATTATTACCTACGCCTGCAAAATTTTGTTCTCCACCTCCAGCTATTGTAGTGAAGGTAGAAATGCCAGATGCAAGCTCAGGTGTATTTATTGGAAACAGAGTTAATGATCTATTAAATCCCACAAATTCAGCTGAATCAGAAGCTGTGTAAAAAACTTCTATAGTTTCTCCACCCAAAAAGGTTACAAAAGTATTACCACTACTCAAAATTGCAAATTTAGATCCATCCAAAGAATTTTCAGAATCTAGAAATCTAGGGGTTTGAGCGTTCTGAATCCCATCAAATTTAAGAAAAACCTCCAATTCTTCAAAACCTGCTGGATCTGCAAATTCTACATCCATTGTGAAGAGGGCAAGATAATCCCCAGCACCAGGGGTCAATGTCATTCCGGGGAGAATTACTCCACCAGCCGCTGTGGAAGTTAGAGCAAGACTGGCGCTGGCTTTGACTTCGCTAATCATTAAATTTCTGCTGCTCTACCAAGTACAACTCGTATCACAACTCTTAACATTACTTTGTTAACCGCATTCTTTTGAGCTGCGGTCATAGCATCGTAACTTGGATAATCTGCAAGAAGTTGATTAGCGTCAGTTACATCTTGAGCTTTTCTAACCTGCTCATCTGTTCTATTACTAGCAACGTGTCCAGCCAGAGTAGAATCTAAAGCAGAATCTTGTGCGGAGGTTAAAGCGTTGCGGAACTCAAATCTCAATTCGCCAGGTTCGGCGGTATCTTCAGTAGTTCCTGTAGAATCTGTAGATGAACCAATAACTTTAGTAGCAGCATTGGCTTCGTAAAGTGCAGAACCAGTTTTTTCAAATCCAGCCATGAGTAGTCCAAAAGCGGGAACTACTGAGGCTTCCAATTCTTCCATTAACATAGGAAGATTGAAGTCTTTGACTACTGTCTTAATAACATTAGCCATAGTCTTAAGTCTGCTCTAAGGTGATCGTAAATTCAATCCTGTCTCCAATTCCCAAAACGATTCCTACAAAGTCACCTTTAACAATTAAGATTCCAGCAGCAACTAGGTCAAAGATTCCAGCATTTGTAATTGTTTGTGCGGAGAGAGATTGAAGTTCTGACAACCACTGGTTTACATCAACTGCGGGTTGAGATACTGCTGCTGCAATTCTAGCTTCGGCAGCTTCCGTAAAAAGAGTAGTATCCCCTTTCGCCGTAACTCCAGCACCCGTACCCCATCCAATAAAACTATTTCCTGGTCCTAAATCTACCGGAGGGGCTGCTGATCCGTCGATAATATCGACAACCTTCTCTTCTCCAGCTTGGACGTATACGGTTCCCATTCTATTTTCCTTCTGGTTGAATAATTCCTTTACTTACTTTTCCTTTAGAAATTATACCAAGATCCTCATACTCTCCAGTCTCAGCTCTAAACACTCTGGCGGAGATAGATCCCATAGGTTCGGCTTTTGCCTTAACATTATCATCACCAAGAATCGTTGTGAGATGTAAGCCGATCCACTTAAAAAGCCTTATCATGCAAATCCACCTTGGAGATCCTCAACACCCTTAAGTCTAAAAGCTCTATCTGCTGTTTCTGGAGTATCCGAAGAAAGTCTAAAAGCATCCCATCCAACATAATCTAGTGGGACAGCTTGAACTGCACCAACTTCAACATTCGATCCACCGGATTGTAGTTTTTGCCAGGTAGGAACTGCTTCGGCAAAATCACCAGAAACTTCGATTGTAACAAGACCATCAAGAGCAGCGGGAGAAAAAACAGTCACGCCTCTTAATGGCATTTGGTTCATCTTCAACGGTTCGGATTCTGTATTCCCAGATAGAATAGTTAGAATCCCAATATCAATAGAATGATTTCTAGCCATTATCCGCTCCGGTGGGAACTACCATGAGAACTACCATGAGAGCTTCCGAGTTTCTTAGGAGGATTTTTTCTTCTAGGAGAAGTCTTAGCTTTCATAGCTTCTTTCACAGGGCGTCTTGCTGGAGTATAATCTGCTCTCTTTGGCATTTTAGCTACGTCGCCTCCCTGATAATTTTCTAGCTCTGCCAGTAGTACCTCTAATTACGGTTGCAGTTCTTTTTGGGGTTAGTCGGGAAATAGTTGAATTAGGACTAGTTGTAGATTGGTTAACTCTTTTACGTCTTTTTCCACCAGCCCTACCAACTTTTCCTCCTCCTCCCTTATGAGCCATTCTGTCCTCCATTAAGAAAAGAGAAACTATACGGGGTTTTACGGTTTACTCCCCCATAAACGTCCCCCTCAAACCCCCTATATATAAGGTACACCCCACTCCCTCATTTCGCAAGGCCCCTACTGGATATTTCTGTTTTAGATTCTTTTTTATTATTTTAAAATTTTATGTTCGATTTGTCGCACTATCCGCCCTTTGGTCAATTCAGAAAATTGGGGGGTGGGGGGTCTAATTGCGCTTAAGCTGCGGGGGTTGACAAAATCGACCACAGCATACCCGCCAAAATTACTGCGAATAAGCTAGGGTCTTGACAAAATCCCAAACGGTCGAACCATGTTTATAAGCTGCGGATATATTCCGAAAAAAATCCAGATCGGCCCTTCGGATTCTATCTCGTTTTGAGATTGGGAAGATAGAATCTGAAAGACCGATCCAGAAATTTTCAAGCTAGGTCAGGAAACACCGCCATAGATCGCGGCAAGTTCCTCTGGATTCGGCATCTTATTCGGATTCGCCAATGTCCAGACCTCAAACCTCTTTGCAGCCATCGCAGCTTTGTTCACGAATTTCGCGCGAACGACTGGCGGCAAGAGTCGGACCGATGGGTCCATTTCCGAAAGGGTGAGAATCCTGCTCGACCCTACGGAAATTGCATCCCGCACACATTCGGCTATGAACGTCGGACCGTCCACACTGGATTCGTGCTTCGGACCGTGTTCTGTGTAGAGCGCCGCATATGCGAGAACACCGGCATTGTTAGCCGTTGGCATTATGAGATCGCAAGCGATCTTTTCAGCCGATGCCGTCCAACCGTCTTTCGGGTCTTTCGGCTTTGTCTCTTTGTACTGTCTTTCCACGGTCACAATTTCAAGGCCCGAATCCGGCTCGACCTTGAACGACTTTGGAAGGAAAGAGAACTTGGGGATTTTTACAGCCATGATTTTTCTCCGTCTAAAGAAATGGGAAACTGGTTTCGGGCGCGGTCCCTGATGGGTTATCCGCTTCGACCCTCCGGCTAGGCTACCTCGGCTCCGACCTTGCGGCCCCGTCCGACATCCTATCCTGACCTTGAAAATACGGTCCGAAAGTCGTTTCCGCAAGTAGCCGAACGAAATTTCTCAACATCCAAAAACCGAACAAAAACCGAAGGGTAAATCGGGATTTTGAAAAAGCTGGAATCTGGAATCTGGAAAAATCCTGGCTAAGTATAATTGACGTCGAAGTATAATTGACGCCGAGGTTGAAAATACTTTCACGACCAAATATAATTGACGCGACGAAAGATGCAGGACCGGGCTTTACGGTATTTTACGGTAAGTCCATGAATCCCATGCAACCCATGTGGTATAAATGACCCCTACCAGACAAATATCCAAGCATGGTCGTGAAGTGTGGCATTATAGTATATAAATAAAAAAATATATAGAACCACCCACACCGATATGCAGGTGGGGAGCCAAAACTACCATCTGGACTAAATGTGATAAATGGTGAAATATGGGGTTTTACGGTAAATATTCTGAAACGGTGGAGGCTCGACGCTGTAACTCGTTGCGGCACAACAACTTGCGTGTAAGGTAAGGGGAGGCATTTCTGCACCCGATCCCGTAAGTCGTTGGTATCAAAGGACTTAGACCCCCCTAGCGGAAATGGGGAAAATGGGTTATTTTAACTGTCTAGTAAAAAACTTCCTTCCCACAGAGGAAACGCAAAATGACTTTAGCCGAGAAACAAGAGGAAATTCAGTTGGAGGTTGAGAGGACTGTATCAGAAATGTGGGCCAGAGAAATAGAAAAGTATTCATATTTCTGTGGTCCGGCAGTTGTTGCAGCCGTCCTAAGTATTTCCAGAGGGGAAGCAGCCGATAAGCTTTTGGAAATCGGAACCGGATATAATGGAGGTGGATGGACAGCGATGTCCAGTGTGGCAAAAGTTCTAGGAAAGAAACTAGAGAGTGCAAATCTAGGAACGAAACACGCCAGAACCGGAGTCGCAAGTAGAGTGAAATTCACAGATACATTCCCAACAGTAAATCAATGGCTCCAAGCGAATCCCACCAGAATCGCAATTATCCGCGCAAGTAACCATGTGATGTATGTAGGATTCGGACACATATTTGAGGCCAACGGTGTTATGATTCGGAAGGGCAGAGTTACCCACGTTATCTTTGTCGATTGAAAAGGAAAATAGATTGATCCCCCCAGAGGTAGCCGAACGGTTTACATCCGTGGTGGACGTTTGTAGGGAGGTTCGATTCCTTCCCGGCTTATGTATTTCAGAGAAGTTTCATTTCACTAGGAGATTTATCCAAAGGAACCCCACATGAGCGAAACCGAAATTCTTGCTTTAGAAGCGCAAGAAAAAGCTCTGCGAGAACAGTTAGCAAGTCTCGCGGAAAAGAAACGAGAAGTTCAGATTGCTGATGCAGAGTCAAAAGCTCTGATAGAGTATGAAGAACAACTCAAGAAAGAGATTGAGATTGTAGTAACTGCGAGGCAAGGCGGTATGCTCGTTTGTGAATCTCTGTCTCGACCCGATCTTTTGGAAGTTTGGAAAGATACTCCCGGTAGAGGTTATCGGGGATATGTTGACAAATGGGAATATCAAGCTAGGGGTGAAGAAGCTCCCGGTAGAAATTTGATTCCCATAAAAGCTTGGGAAGATTGCAAAACTAAGTTGGAAGCTTTACCGTCCGTTTCTATATCTTGGGCATCGGGTGTAGAAGAAGATTTGGACTGGTATCTAACGGCTCCGGCTTGGTATGTAGATGTCAAAACAGTTAAACTGTCTCTGTGTTTTGAGGCAAAGAAGGGTCCGAACTCTAGTCCGTGGAGCACAGGATTTAGAGAGATTCCCGGATCGGAATGGGATTATGCAGAAAGCTGGATTATTCCTCTGGCCGAAGGTTGGAGAATTTTCCCGGCATTAGAAGAAACTGAAGGTGTGGTTTATTCTGAAACTGCAAGGACTCTGATCCTTAAACAAATTGAGGATCGTGCAAAGCTGGATGAAATTGCAGGAAAAGAAGATTCACAAGATCCACGCATTTTGAAACTAGATCGAATGGTCTGGTCTAAGAAATTGCAGAAAGAGCTTCCCTTCCACGAATATCTTCTACCTTTCCAAAGGGTAGGAGTAGAATTTATGTTGGTGAGTGGAGGCAGAGATATTCTAGCAGACGATACAGGGTTAGGAAAAACCTGTCAGATGATTGCGTATTCTGAAATCATTAGGATGGAAGATCCGAAAGCTCAGATAGTTTGCTCTATCAAAGCTGGAAGTATTCCAAACTGGATTCGGGAGATCAAGAATCTAACCGGAGAAGATGCGGTTGTCTGTGTGAATACAAACGGAAAGAAGCATGATGCAATCGGTAAAATCATGCAAGGTGCGCCCTACATTATTATCTCTCACGATATGATGGGGACGTATGAAAAATCCGATAACGGTGACAAAGAAGCAGAAAAGAATTACAACTGGACAAATATGTTCACTGTTTTAGGTATTAAGGTTCTACTTCTGGATGAAGCACACCAGATTAGAAATCTTGATACGCACCGTTCCAAAGCTCACAGAAAGTTAATCGGAATACCTTATGTGATTCCGGCAACAGCTTCCCCGGTTATTAATAGGACTGGAGAATTTTGGCCGTTGTTGAATCTCATAGATCCTTTGACTTTCGCTAGCCATCAGGATTTCATAAATACCTACACGATAGATGGTAGGATTCCTGATAACGTAGAGAAGCTACACGAAATGCTCCGGCCCAGATTTATTAGGCGGCGACGGGGCGACGTAGATAAAGATATGGATGATGTGAATAGAATCACAAGAATTTCTCCCATGTCTGATTCTGCGATGGTAAAGTATGAAGAAGTATTGCAAGGATTCTACCAGAAGCTTGCGGTTTTCGATCCGCGCGGGCATGGTGGAGAAGGTTCTTCTGTGATGCACATTCTAACAGAGATCCTGAGATTAAAGCAGATATGTGCGGCAGATAAAATTCCGTACACGGTAGAACTTGCACAGGAACTTATCGAAGAATCTGAGGGAGACAAGAAAGTCTTGATCTTTTCTCAATTCCTTGGATCGGCTTATGGAATCGCGCAAGCTTTAGGTCACGAAGCAGTTTGTACTGTGATTAAAACTGACGACGATTTTGTATCCATGACGCCGGAAGAAAGAGATACATTATTTGAAGCAACACGGGAAGATCCAAAGATTAAATACGTGGTGACAACAGAAGCCGCGAAAGAAACTCACAACATAGAATATTGTTATTGGGTTATCTTTAACGATCAATGGTGGAGTCCCGAAGCACATAAACAAGGTGAGGGTAGAGCACATTACAGAATGAGTAACCCGCACCCGATTGACGCATTCTATATGTTATGCGATGTAAAGATCGAACATTGGATGCAAGAACTATTGGATCAGAAGTTTGACATAATCGAAGCTACCGTGGAAGGTATAGAACTTTCCCGCGACGTTTCTGGATCGCTAGCTATGGATCTGATTAAAAAGATCAAGGAAGAAATGTATCAGACAAATTAAAACCCTAGAAGGAGTTACAGCTTTTCCTGTCGGTGAAGCGTGTCTAATTAAAAGACGTAACATCCTGTGCATAGGTAAGTGGACTGTTGAGAGGCTGGTCCTACCTCTAGGGATAATTAAAGGAAAAGAAATCATGAAGCTTGCATCTGAAAGACGCCGCGAAATAGAACTGTGGCTTTTGTTAATCTTCGCACTTCCAATTTGCGCTGCATTCGGCGCACTACTTGGGTGGCTTTTTATGCACCCGGAACTCATGAAATAAGGAGCCCCACAATGTCCAAAGAAAACTGGTTCGCTCACTTTGAAAGACTGGACGCAGAACATCCAGAAAAAAGTGACGATGAATTAAGTGAAATGGCTACAGAAGCCCAGATAGATGAAATGGGAGATAGAGCCGATATGGTAAATGATGAAAGATGGATTGATAGGAAATTAGGTAAGTGTAATTAACGAAGGTTTCCCGTGTCTGTCGCAGCAGAGTGTGACGGGTAACGCTGGAGCAAAAAGTCCGAAGTCCGTGGTTCGGAAAGACCAAGACCCCAGCTTTTTGTAAGCCGGTATTCCTCGAAAGAACCAAGCCTCGAAACTTGGACGGGAACTATGACACACTGGCAAGGACAAATAATAATATTTCTACTAGCTATGATAGTAGGTATTCTCGTAACAAGGAGCCCCACAAAATGAGTGAAGATGATATTCTACAGTTAGCTGAATTACTGGATGATTTCATTAGGATGGATTCCGGTGATTTCTCTGCACATGGACGGAGAGCCGATAAACTTTTTGCCTACAATTTTTTGTTAAGGTTAGAAAGTTATGGACTTCCCGACACAAGAATTGTTTGTGAAGCAAAGTTAATGTTACACTAAGGAGCCCCACATGGATACGGAACAATTTCAGAAGGACCCAAGAAGTTTTGCATTGGAGTTATGGGAAGAAGGTTTAGTTGGGACAGAAACTATAATCCAAGCCTGTCTTAACTTTATGTCTCACGACGATGTTAGACAGATGCTAGATAACAACGAACTTTCTCCAAGATTTTTGAATGAATGAAGATGTAGTCTTTGCTATTCTAGGTATATTTATGATAGTAATTTTCATCGTACTCATAATAGCATTTTATGTATCTGTAAAATCAATCAAAGAGATTGAGTATCAGTTAGATTTATTTGATGAGTACCAGAAGTTTAATTGACGAAGGAGCCCCACTATGAGTTACCAAACACGAATGGAAAGTGTAGCAAGAGAGGAAGGATATGAGGCAGGAGTTGAAGATAGCCCTCAACTTGTGACTACAGACAAAGCAGTTGAATTAATCCAGGAATATGGGTTATCTGTTAATGCTATGGATTCAGAAAGAATGAAGTTGACTTGTCACAACTTGTTCGAGGCATTAACAAAAGGAACCCCACGATGAGCTACAAATATTTTGAACATAATCCTGAGAAGGTAAGGGGATTCTTTAGTTCTAGGCCAGAGAAAAGATCAGAACCTTTAGTTGGGTGGCGCAGTTGGAATATTGTTTGGCCGGATGTAATGTTGAAATCTAAGTCTGCTGACTTTGTTTGGGAGTCTCCAACCTGTACAACAAAAACCACACTGAGTGGAACTCTATCTAAAGTTAGTTCTTCAAATCCTGTAAAGTCTAGGAACGCAGTTAGAATACGGAGAGATCCATACCACGATTACGGAATCTATTCTTATAAGAGTGTAGTTTTCTTGGAAGGGTTACACAAAATACACTTTGAAACTGCTGTAGGAAGAATAGAAAGTTCGGGCCATGTGATAGAACATGAATATGGATACCGGGCTCAAATTGCTGTGATTAAAGAGTTGTGGTATATGGCTCCCGATGTTCCAGAAGTTGAATGGATGTTAGATGCTCAAAGTATAATTGATAAACTGGAAGCTAGATACCAATGTCCAGTACAAATGATAGAGAGACAGAAGTTTTTAGATTTCCATTTTAAATAATGAAGCTTAAAGCTTATGCTGTTGGAGAGTTTACACCAATGAAATTCTTCTCAGCACAGGGGAATCAAGTTCAAGTATGGGTGAATGGAAAGCCTGACTTAACTTTCTTTGCCACAACAGATGCTTTAGTAGAATTTCTCGAACGTACTCTGGATGAATGTAGACAGATTCAAACAGAGCAGCGTTCTGGAAAAGGGTAAGGGGGTGTATTATGAGAGATTAGACGGGAGTTAATATCCTGTCGAAAGGTGGAAGTCTAAAGAAAGGAAACGCTTGTTGGACGAGGGTGCCCGAGGGGGGCCAACGCGATTCTGCTGCACAGACTACGTTGGATCTTCGGGAGGCGGTCACATCCAAAGCGATGATCTCTAGGTTCGAGTCCTAGCCCCTCTATAGAGGAAAGTAAAATGGCTTACCAAAAGTTACAAGATGGATTAATGTACGACGATGAAAGAAAGAGAATAATTTTAGTTGGTAGAGAAATGGGGAGATATGATTCTCCACTAAGAGGATCTTGTTATGGAAACATTCAAGATCATAGGAGTAAGAAAGATGATGAAGGACGTAATTCTGGACGAACTAAGAAAAAGGCCAAACTCAACCATACCCGATCTCGTAAGCGCGGGGCTGGAAAAGGGAAGGCCGTTGCAGGAAACTCTGAGGCAGATGGAAAAGGACGGACTGATAATATCCAGACTTCCGAATAGAGATACACCACTTAGATTGTACAGCAAAAAATAGGAGCGAGAGGGTCAAATTCCAGGTGATAGGGTTTGGCGTCTGAAAGAATGTGGTACGAACTGTGGGGTTCCTCCATGTTCGAGTGAGGTTTAAATCCTCACCCTCTCTATATGATTATGATTAGATTAATAGACTCCAGTGGAAATCCTTTCTGGATAAATCCAAAGGCTATAGATATGATTCACTTTCATACTGGATATTCCCGTGTGGAGATAATATGGCACAGTGGAGGTTCTTGTTGTTCTGAGAGTATGGATGGAAGTGTAGATGAAGTACAGAAAATGATTTCTGAGGCTATAGACTTGAAGTTTAAATGAACAAGCTTATAAACACGGGCCGAACAGTTATGAAGCGGGCTGGTCACGAAGAAAATGGTAAGCCTGCAAAACTGATGTCCTTGTTAGGAACTGAATATGTAGAATGGATTGAATACTTTTACAAGAAAGATAAGCTCATAGCATATTACACATTCGCTAAACTATTTGAACAATCTAATCTATCTGGTGGAAGTGGGATTCACGTTTTCATTATAGACTTGACGATAGATAAAAACTTAATGGAAATGTATAACAAGCAAGCATATCCTGTCTCTGCAACCTTAAGTATAAGTCTTGACGAGTATGATAAGATGAGGGCTGCACCTAGAGTGTGGAGAACATTAGGGAAAGTAAAGAAACCGTTTGATTATCCTGACTACGAAAGGTTCTAACAATGAAGAAAGAACTAACAGGTGGATACGAAGGTCCAGACGGGCCAGTAGAAAATACAAAACTGAAACCGCCAGAAGATT